TCAAGACGTAGTAGTGGTATTATGAAACGATTAGAAGCAAGGGATATTAAAGATATGAACTTGCTAAAACATTATCGTGTTATACGTAAATGGGCATGTAGGAATAACGGTTTAAACGATGCAGATCTTGAACTACTTATTTATTTCGATTGCATGGAATACTTTACTAAACACGATTTTAAAATAGGTACATACGCTTATAGCTGGGATAATAGACGATGGAATAGGTTACTAAAAGAAGGGTGGATTGTAGTGTGGAGAACACGTAATAGAACCACTCAAAAATATAACATATATAAAGTATCCTTCAAGTGTAAACAGCTAATAAGCAGAATGTATCGAATAATGTTAGGAGAAGAAGATATACCTTCTAGCGAAAAAAGAAATAGTATTATGCGTGGAAAAACGTATACAGATAAAGTTTTACAAACAGCAATAAATAACGTTAACAAAGATAAAAATAGATAGTAATGACAGATCCAATAGACAAAAAGAAAAAAAGACCAAGTAGCATTAAAGTAAAATCAACTACTGTAAAAGGCAAAAGAGGTGCAACAACCACTACCACAACTGTGGCTAAAAATTTTAAAGGTACCAAAGGTAAAAACTTAGGGCCTAATTATAAGCCTTCTGCCGCAACAACAGCAAAAGCAAATGCAGACAAGAAAAAAAGAACCCCTCCCACCTCTTCTAAGGTTACAACCGTAAGAAAAAGTAAAGGAGTTGCAGATGTAGCTAATGCTAGTACTAGAAAGCTTTCAACTAAAATCACTACCAAACCAAAAGTAAAAAAATTTACTAAGCAAGAATTAGTAAGTATTACTAAAAAAACAAGTGATCCTAAAACTAGAGAAACATTAAAAACGCAAATAAGAAAAGATTTTCCAACTAAACAAACAAACCCTAAGGTAGTAAAAAAAATGGATAGAAAAAACAAAGCTAAAAAAGTTTTGAGTAATATTTCAAACGTATTTAGAGGTGGAGGAAAGTCTAAAAGCGGTTCAAGAGGTGGTTGTTTAACTGATTAACTAAAAAAATAAAATTATGTTTGGAGCAGCAATGGGAGTATTAGGTGGAAGTTTAAGTAGCGGATTTAGTGGAGGCGGCCTTAGCGGTGCTGCTAGGTCAATGCAACAACTCGTAGCGGATAAGCAAACTACTATGGATAGTTACACAAACCCTGCGGCGGCTGTTGTGGGCGCACCGGCTGGTTTAGCAGGAGGCGGGGCTACCTCTGCTCCGGTTATACCTATGTCTGATTCTTATAATGCGGCGGCCTCATCGCCTGTTTTCCCTCCAGCGGCACAAGACCAAGCTGCGGCAGTGTTTGGAAGCAACGACGAAAGGCAAGGTTCTACATCTGGGTTTAAAGACGAAATTAAATCAAGAATTATAGGGGATATAAATTCGCTATAGTGGCATGAGGGAAATAAACAAAATAATAGTGCACTGCACGGCTACTCCTGAAAATAGAGTTGTTACCGTTGAAGATGTACGCCAATGGCATAAAGCAAGAGGATGGAGCGATATTGGTTATCATATAATGATTTACTTAGATGGAACTGTTCATGAAGGTAGACCGATAAAAAGAAGTGGTGCTCATTGTAAAGGTCAAAACAAGAATTCTATAGGTATAGCATATGTTGGGGGAGTTGATAAAGATATGAACCCTAAAGACACGCGTACGGAATGTCAAAAAGAAGCTTTGTGTAATATACTAGAGCATTATAAAACTAAATATCCAAAAGTAGAAATATTTGGTCATAGGGATTTTTCTTCGAAAGCATGCCCTAGTTTTGATGCTACAAAAGAATACGAAAACATAACTAACATGTGGTAATATGAAAAAGAAAAAGAAAACACCTTGTTGGGATTCTCACAAAATGGTGGGATTAAAAACAAAGTCAGGTAGGAAGGTACCTAATTGTGTACCTAAAAAGAAAACACGTAAAAAATAAATATTATGCCAAAAGTAGGAACAAAGAAATTTGCGTACACAACTAAAGGAAAGGCAAAGGCAAAAGCTTATGCTAAAAAAACAAACAAAGTAGTTGTTAAAAAAAAAAGTAAATACTAAAAAACCATGCGGTTGTAAACACTGATAACCATGCCTAAAAAACAAATAAGAAAAACAACTAAGGGAAAAGGTAGAAACTTTTTATCAACAAAAGAAGGTGCTGGTATGACGGCTGCTGGAGTAAAAAAGTACAGGAAAAAAAATCCTGGTAGTAAACTTAAAACAGCTGTAACAGGTAAAGTTAAACCGGGTAGTAAAGATGCTGCTAGAAGAAAATCTTTTTGTGCACGTATGAGCGGAATGAAAGGCCCTCTGAAAGACAAAAAAGGTGAACCGACTAGAAAAGCGGCTGCTCTTAAAAGATGGAGATGCTAATGAGTTGGTTAAGCAAATTATTAGGTAGCGGTACAAAAGGTTTAGGCGATTTAGCTAAAGATATTAGAGAGGCTCTTAAAGGTAAAGAACTAGATCCTAATAAGCAGCTGGATATTGCAGCTAAGCTAGCAGAAGTACAAACTAAAATTAATGTAGCAGAAGCTACTCACAGATCTGTATTTGTTGCAGGCTGGAGACCTTTTGTAGGTTGGGTTTGTGGTTTTGGATTATTATACGCAGTATTATTAGAACCTATGCTTAGGTTTATATTCACAGTAAACGGATGGGATTCAGAGTTTCCTATTATAGACACAACCATTACAATGCAAGTACTATTTGGAATGTTAGGGTTAGCGGGATTTAGATCATTCGAAAAGAAAAACAATTTAACAAAATAACAAATAAAAAATGGGAAAGTATTTTAACTTAGAACAAGAAACAAAAGCAATCTCTAGGGATGCTAAAGCAGTAACAAATAGTGGAGCGAATTTTACAGAGGCGTTTGTACCTAGAGGCGAAGCAGCTTTATATGTAGGCGGTGCAGGGGATGTACACGTTAGAATGGCCGGGGACAATAGTGATGCAGTTGTAGTTTTTAAATCGGTTGCTGCAGGTTCGTTTTTACCTGTAGTGGTAAAAGCTGTATTAGTTGCAACAACAGCTACAGATATTTTAGCTATAAATTAATAAAATATGAATACTTTGCTTAATACCTCTTATAGGATGGCTAGAGTAAATATCCCGCCGCTTTCACTTGCCGCGAACGGGGTTACTGTTTTAGCTGGCTCAAATACTGTAGCGGGAAATGAATACGTTCTAAACGGTGTTAGCTACTTGGTTGTAGGTAGCCGTCAAGATATTATTGATGCACTCAATGCGGCTAGGAGTATGAATACTTTATGCACTACTAAGGTTACGGATTTTACAGATTGCTTTTCTTCTTTTCCTAATTTTAATCAAAACGTGTTAAATTGGGACATGAGTAATGCTGTTAATTTAACGAATATGTTTAAAACCTGCCAGCAATTTAATCAAAACATTGGTTTTTGGGATACAGGTAATGTAAATAGTTTTAGTCATACGTTTGATGGTGCTTCTGCATTTAATTCAAACATAGGTTCTTGGGACGTGAGTAGTGCTACTGATATGGAGAATATGTTTAATAATGCTGCTTCTTTTAACCAACCTGTTGAAAAATGGGATGTGAGCAATGTTACAAATATGGATTCAATGTTTGCTAGCGCTAGTATTTTTAACCAAGATTTATCAGATTGGTGTGTTACTAATTTACCAACACAGCCAACCGCCTTTGATTCGCTAGCTAGTGCTTGGACGCTACCTAGACCAGTTTGGGGAACTTGCCCATAGTAAATAACGATATATTATGACAGTAGAAGATTTAAAAATTTACAGTATTAACGGATTCACACTCGGAATATCAATGACTAGTTTAGATAACATTCTAAAAATATCATTGTTAATAGTTACCATAGGGTATACAATAAACAAATGGTATTTATTAGCTAAAGAAGATAAAGACCCTAAAAACTAAAATTCCTGTATTACAGGTAACTATAACTTAAGAAACAATTAATTAATCAAATTAAACTAAATTAAATTATGAGTAAGATTACAAAAGAACAATTAGAAACTATTGTTGCGCAAAAACAAAAATCAGATGACCTTATTATTAACCTAGGAATGCTAGAGGCTAAAAAACACGAGCTACTACATACATTTGCTCAAGTTAGCGGAGAACTAGAAGATACTAAAAAAGATTTGGAAAGCGAATACGGCAAAGTAAATATTGATTTACAAACCGGAGAATATACGGAAATGGAAGATGAGCAAGATAGTTAGAAAAATAAGTATAGGGTCAGATTATAAAAGCGATGCAATGCATTATTCCGTAGGTCAAACCGTATATGGTGGCCACGAAATAACAGCTATACTCCTTGATGAAAATGATACCTCTTATAACATCTACATAAAAAAGAATGACGAGATTATGCCATGGAAGAAATTTAATTCTAACATGGCTATATCCGTTGAATATGACTTAGAGTATTAATGAATAGTCTAGGTCAATTTATTGTTAAGCCTTTAAATGATCGGTATAATAATAAAATAAAAGTAGGTGATAAGGATCTAATTACTAATACTCAAGTAGAGGATTGGAGATCTGTTAGCAAAGAAGCTATTGTTGTTTCAGTACCTTCTGCTTTTAAAACAGATATAGAACCAGGTGATAAAGTAATACTGCATCACAATATATTTAGAAGATGGTACGACATTAGAGGTCTTGAAAGAAATGGTTCTACATTTTTTAAAGAAGATTTGTTTTTCGCAAACTCTGATCAAATATATATGTACAAAAGAAACGATACTTGGTATGCTAATATGGAATACTGTTTTGTGTCGCCTATTGTTGAAACAGACGTTTTAAAGAACCAAAAAGAAAAAGAACTTATTGGTATACTAAAATACGGTAACAAGTCCTTAAAAGACGCTAAAATACTACCTGGTGATTTAATTGGGTTTAAACCTAACTCTGAATTCGAGTTTGTTTTTGAAGACAAGCGTTTATATTGTATGAAATCAAATGATATTGTAATTAAATATGAATACAAAGGAGACGAAGAAGAGTATAATCCTAGCTGGGCACATAGCCGTTGAGGAATTAATTAAAGTAGCTAAAGAAGCTATTGTAGATTCAGAAGAAGATTTATCAGCAGATAAACTTAAAAATGCTGCTGCCACTAAAAAACTAGCTATATTCGATGCTTTTGAAATATTAGCTAGATTAGAAGAGGAAGAGGAAAGGTTAGAAGACAAACCTAAAGAAGAAAAGAAACAAGCTTTCAAAGGCTTTGCTGAAGGAAGATCTAAATAATGTACAAGCAATCTTTATATAAAATAAATACCGACCATATAAAACCGCAAATTATAAAGCGGATGAATAGGTATAAAAAATGGGAGTATGGTTATAATGCTGAGTATGATATCGTGGTTATTAGTAGGACTGGAGAGATTGGAGAAATATATGATATCCAAGATCTTAAAATCGCTTTACCAAAAGCAGCGAAAGATGTACACAAACGCTCAGATAAAAAAGATCAACAATTTTGGGAGTCTAAAGAATATCCGAAAGAATTAAGTAAGATAAAAAGTGTTTTTGATTGGGAACAATACCCTTCTGATTTTAAGGAAAAGTGGTATGATTATATTGATCAAGAATTTAATTATAGGAATGAAGGCAATTGGTTTTACAATAACGGTAAGCCAACGTATATAACAGGTACTCATTATATGTATTTGCAATGGACTAAGATTGACGTAGGTCAACCTGATTTTAGAGAGTCTAACAGATTGTTTTTTATATTTTGGGAAGCTTGTAAAGCTGATAAAAGAAGTTACGGTATGTGCTATTTAAAAAATAGACGTTCTGGATTTTCTTTTATGTCATCATCAGAAACAGTGCATCAAGCCACTATGTCAAGTGACGCTAGATTTGGTATATTATCAAAGTCTGGTAGTGATGCTAAAAAAATGTTTACAGATAAAGTTGTACCTATATCTATTAACTATCCGTTTTTCTTTAAACCTATACAAGATGGTATGGATAGGCCAAAAACAGAATTAGCTTATAGAATACCTGCTAGTAAACTTACTAGAAAAAAGCTTGATTCAAATGAGCAGCTTGAAGAGTTGGTTGGTTTAGATACTACTATTGACTGGAAGAACACGGGTGATAACAGTTATGATGGGGAAAAGCTTAGATTATTAGTTCACGATGAATCTGGTAAATGGGAAAGACCTGATAATATATTAAACAACTGGAGAGTTACAAAAACTTGTTTAAGGTTAGGTAGCAAAATAGTAGGTAAGTGTATGATGGGTTCTACGTCAAATGCTTTAGAGAAAGGTGGAAATAATTTTAAACAATTATACAACAACTCAGATGTTAAAAAACGAAACCGCAATGGACAGACTAGCTCAGGACTCTATTCTTTGTTCATACCTATGGAATGGAACTACGAAGGCTACATTGATTCTCATGGATTACCTGTATTCGATACGCCAAAACAACCAGTAATAGGGGTTGATAAAGAACTAATTGATTTAGGAGTTATAGAGCATTGGCAAAATGAAGTTGACGGTTTAAAAGAAGATCAAGATGGTTTAAACGAATACTATCGTCAGTTTCCAAGAACTACAAAGCATGCGTTTAGAGATGAAGCTAAAGAGTCTATTTTTAATCTTACTAAAATATATGAGCAAGTAGATTATAACGAAGATTTAAAAAATACAGCTGTAGTTACAACAGGTAGTTTTGCCTGGGCAAATGGAATGAAAGATACTAAAGTAGTATTTCACCCTAATAAAGATGGGAGATTTAAAGTGTCTTGGGTTCCTCAGTATAATTTGCAAAATAAAATAATAGTAAAAAACGGTATTAAGTATCCAGGTAATGATCACATGGGTGCATTTGGATGTGACAGTTACGATATATCAGGTACTGTTGATAAAAGAGGATCTAACGGTGCTTTGCACGGGTTAACTAAATTTAGTATGGAAGATGCCCCTCCAAATTGTTTTTTTCTAGAGTATATAGAG